CTTTCCATTTTTTGTATGCAAAAAAAGAAGTAAAGGGGGGCGAATGGGCAGGCCGAAAAAACCAACAAAATTAAAAGCGATCCAGGGAACGTTACAGACATGCAGAGAGCTGGAGCGGTCCATGCAAGTCAATCAGCTTGATGCAATTCCAAAGCCCCCAAAAGACTTTGATCAAAAAGCTATGCAAGTCTGGAAGATCTCAACCAAAGCATTATTTAATATTGGTTTGCTTTATGGTGAGGACATCCAAAAGCTGGAGCAGTATTGCCGGTATTGTTCATTGAGCTTAAAAGCTAAATTGATACTTGATAAGGAGGGGATAATTTTAAAAGAAGTAAATCAGGGCGGTCATGAATACCATACCAAAAATAAATGGTGGTCGATAATGATGGAGGCCGATAAGCAGATGATTAAACTGAGCCAGGAGTTTGGATTCAGTCCAGCAGCACGAACAAAAATAAGTATGCCAACCAAACAGGATAATGATCTTGATAAACAAATGTTTGGATAATGATAAAGGATGAAATACTATTATGATAAAGAGGCGGCCGATAAGGTTGTCAATTTTATAGAAAATTATTGTACGCATGTTAAAGGATCAATGGCCTTGCAACCTTTGACATTAGAGAAATGGCAAAAGGAGGATATTATCAAACCATTATTTGGTTGGAAAAAACCAGATGGATCAAGGAAATACAAAGTTGCTTGCATAGAAATACCACGTAAAAACGGAAAGACGACATTAGCCGCTGCCGTTGGATTGGCATTGTTATTTATTGATGGTGAGGAGGGAGCAGAAATTTATTCAGCAGCAGCCGAGCGAGATCAGGCGGCCATTAGTTTTGAGATTGCCAGCAATATGGTACTTAATAATCCAACATTAAAACGTAAAGGGCAGGTTTGGAAAAAATCAATCGTATATGGAGCAAGTTTTTACAAGGCCATATCCGCAGATGCCAATACAAAGCATGGATATAATTGTCATGGTATATTATTTGATGAGCTGCATGTACAAAAGAATAGAAATTTATATGATGCATTGCAGGGCGGTACGGCCAGCAGAAACCAGCCATTAACATTTATAATTACAACAGCAGGCATTCGTAAAAAGGGTGAATTTGCATGGGAAATGCATGAGTATGCAAGGCAGGTCCATGAGGGTTTGATTAAGGATGATTCATTTTTGCCTGTTATATATGGATGCGATCATGAGGCCGATCCGTTTAAGCCAGCATCATGGAAAAAAGCAAATCCAAATTATGGTATATCTGTTACTCAGGAATACATGCGAACTCATGCCGAGAGGGCAAAGAATGAAATATCATATCTAAATAATTTTAAACGATTCCATCTCAATATATGGGTTGCTCAGGAGAGTGCATTTATTAGGGCCAGCGATTGGGATGCCTGTAATCTCGAGCCAATTACGGAGGATAAATTTGATGGTATGCAATGCGTAGGGGCGTTGGATCTTGCAAGCACCAGAGATTTTACAGCCTTTGTATTGATATTCAAAGATGATGATATATTACATATATTACCTTATTTTTGGATTCCAAGAATGACATTAACAGATCGTAAAAATGCAGAGCAGATCATGGCATGGGTAAATGAGGGTTTTATCATTGCTACTGATGGCAACATTACAGATTATAATTTCATTCAGGCAAAGATTACAGAGCTATCAAGCAAGTTTAATATTACGGAAATAGCATATGATCCCTGGAATAGTACGCAAATCGTTACAAACTTAACTGATGATGGAGCAAATATGATTGAATTCAGGCAGGGTTTTGTGAGTATGTCACCAGCAACAAAGGAAATGGAGAAACTTGTATTGCAAAAGAAACTGAATCATGGCGGCAATCCGGTATTGGCGTGGATGATTAATAACATGACATTGCGAACAGATCCAGCAGGAAACATAAAACCAGACAAAGAGAAGTCAAGTGATAAGATTGATGGAGCGGTTGCATCAGTTATGGGAATTAGTAGGGCCGTATTCAGTTGGGTTGAGCAGACAACATCAATATATGAAAGCGATGAATTGTAGCGTAATAATGAACTCATTAAATGAGAATGAGCAATATTTTGATACGGCGGTCAGGAGTATATTAAACAATGATATTGATATTCATTTGATATTATCAACTATTGAGGGCGATCCATCATTAAAGTATATTGATAAGTTTGCAGGCGATATTGATATTGTTACATGCACACCCCATGCTAAGAATGTGCAAGGTAGTTTCAGGCAATTAAATAATGCTATTCCATTAATTAAAAATGACTATTTCAGTTTTGCCAGCTCCAATGATATGATGACACTTGATAAATACAGAACTGAGATAACCAGGATGCGGCGTAAAGGTCACAAAGTATGTTATTCAGCTTTTTATTTGACTGATGAAGATTTGAACATTCGCACAAAGCAGAAATTTATGGAGTACAATTACAATAGTCATTTGAAAGTTAATTTTGTATATGATTGCTCAACTATTGAAACAAAGACATTTAAAAAGTATATGCCATTTTCTACCAAGTATTATAATATGGGATTCTGGGATCTTTGGTTACGTATGTATTTAGGTGAGGGCGATATATTTGTTTATAATCCAATGCCTGTAATGTATTATCGCCAGAGTGATGATTCTATGCATATAAAAAGGCGTAAAAATATTGTAACAAGAGAGAAATATAAAATACAAAGGGAATTATTTATACAGCAATACCGATGATCTTAAATTGTTGCAGGGATGATTGGGCAAATTTCAGTTATGATAATCATCTGGCAATGCAGGCGGTTGGTATTGATTCAGTTTGTGTAAAGTTAAAGCGGCATGAATACGAATATGAAAATCAGGCACGAACAATATCAGTATCAACATTAAAAGAATTAATAAAACAGGCCGATATTGTTCAGGTATTTCATTCTGATAAATGGATGCATCAGTATTTGGAGGGCAAAAAAGTAATAGTATATCATGCTGGATCAACGTACAGGATGCACCATGCATATTATAATCATCTCTGGCGTAATGCTGATTTGCATGTTGTATGTTTGGGGGAGTTTTGGAAATTAGCACCTAAAAATAAAAGGTATTTGGTTGGAGCAATGGAGATGGCGGCGGATTATTCTAATTGTCATCATCCTTTGGAGATAGCACACTATCCGAGCAATCCAGAAGTAAAAGGTACGAATCATATTATTAATATGTTGTCCGATATAAGCTCTGATAAATATTATTTCCTATGCGATACAAATGCAGTTGATTACAGGCAGCAATTAGAAAGGTTAAAAACGTGCGATATATATATTGAGATGTTTAAATTGGAACTTGGCCAGAATGTTTATGGCAGTTTTGGGATTACGGCACTTGAGGCGGCGGCAATGGGTAAAATAGTAGTAACAAACAATTTACACAAAGAATTATATCAGGATGTTTATGGCGATTGTGCATTGCAAATCGTAAATACTGAGCAGGAATTTAAAGATAAAATAAATCAATTAATTAATCTCAGCACCCATGAACTAAGGGAGCTGCAACATAAGACAAAGCAATGGGCCTCAAAACATTCCTATTTGGAAACAGGAAAACGGATAAAATCGTTAATTACAGAGATAAGCTAAAAGGATTCAATAAGACTGAGAAATATCAGCAGGAGATGGAATTCATGACCGATATGATGCACATAGATAATCACAGGGTATTGGATTATGGTTGCGGCATAGGTACATTTGTTGAGCATTTAATATCTAATACAGATGGCCAGATATATGGTTATGATGTGCGGCCATATTTTGATGATATGCCATTCTGGTTTAGGTATGAGGTATATTTCAGGTTTCACAAAGTATATTTCATGCATTCCATTGCTCATATTGATGATTTAGAGCAGAGATTGGAGGAATTAAAGGAGTTTTTACAGCCAAGAGCAGAGATATTTGTATTGACACCAAATAAAATTTGGTTGGATTACATGACAAATGATAATTATAAGCCAGATAATACGGTTGTAAAGCATCGAACTCAGGGCGAATTGATACAAATATTCACAGATTCAGGTTATAAAATAATCCAATCAGGACAATTTGGAGAGTATAAAGAGGGGCAAAATGAACGAATATATCTAAAATGTACCATATAAATCTGATAATTACTACATATAACAGAGCTGAGATGATTGATAGTCTATTGATGCAAGTTTATGAGCAGATGCCAGATGGTTTGGTGATTCACATCCATAATGATGGATCAAGCGGCAATTATTCATCTGTAATAAAAAAACACAATAAAAAACTAAATATCAGATATTTTTATCATACTCATTTCGGGAAGAAGCGATATTGGGCATTAATCAATAGAGTTTTCAAATATCGGGCCAGAGCAAAGTATTATATCATGTTGCCTGATGATGATATTCTTGTTAATGACTTTTTTAAAAAGATAATTGCACTTTGGCAGGAAATAAAAGATCCAGATAAGATATGTTTGATGCCCTCGATCAATCCAGAGCGTAAATGGGTGAGTTGTTGGACCGGAGTAACACCAGAAAAGGAGGGCAATGTATATAATTGCGGCTATGTTGATATGCGGTTCATTTGTGAGAATGAGTTTTTTAGATCCGTTGGAGATATTGAGCAGATACCATTATCAAGATGGCACAAAAATGAAACATTAAGCTCTGGCGTAGGTACACAGATAAGCAATAAATTACACAATAACGGACTTAAAATGTATATTGCCGCCGATGATTTAACATACCAGGTTGATCATCCTAAAATGATGAATCCAAATGTAACAGATCGCAAATGGTAACAATAAACAGCTTATCAGGAGGCAAAACAAGCTCATATATAGCAGT